ATGACTACTAATATTTCAAATGTTATTAGTCAAACCATGAGATGTAGAGGGACGGGATATCCTTTGATAACCCTTCTCGATGCGATGTGCGGCAGCCTCACTCGTGATGGCACGAGAGGCGGGCGAATCTACCTATCAAAGATAAGAAAAGCCGGCATGAGTCCTTCGGACCTTCCGACTTGCCTTAAAATGGTAGCTGACGCCCTGGCTGGCGGTAAGAAGCACCTACAAGTGGAGCTTGCTCTTTACGAGTCACTTGTGATGAGCACCTACTTTCTTCGTTCTTTAGTTGAGGTACTACTGGATTGCGATCCAATCTTCTTACGTCTTAGACTAGCAGATTTCTGGGAAGTATTTGAGACTTTGTTGCCACTAGATCCTGCTCAACAGGTGGCGGTTCTCAAGTACTGGACGGCTTGGCCGATGGCTCGGTGGCTTCGTGAAGATGATATTGCCACAGCCCGCCCAGCTTTCCTTCCCAAGGCTCAATCGACATTGGACTTCCCCATCCGGGGGTCAGTCAGAAAACATTTTCGGAACATGGTGTGTTCTAGGACAACTTCGACCCGAGCTGGCATTCTTTGTAATGGCCTTTTGCAAGGGGTTAAGAGAGGTTGCGCACCAGTTCCGGAGATGTTTGAGTTTACATCCTGCACCAAGCACAAGGCGGCTTTGACCGTCCCTGTCCCCTTCGAGTCAGACCCACAGATTACTCAGAAGTTTCGAGCGATCTGGGGAAAGACGAGAGTGAAGCGGGAAGGTGACGCTCTTCGCCGTTCCAGATGGCAAAAGGTTCATCTTGACCGAAAGGTTGAGAGACTGTTGAAGGTCCCTTCGAACCATGCCTCCATTGAATCCAAGCGGTCTGAGGGTGGCCGGATCTTTGAGATCCAGAGACTGAACCGACGTATGAATAACGACGATTATGTCCCTGGAACAATCGATGTTTCCGACCCACCCCTTCTGGATATGTACAACGTTGCTGGTAAGGTCTACGAGAGAAGAGGTTGGCCCATGGCCAGTTATGATAGATTCCTCTCCCTCGCAGCTCTCCACACCCGTGGTCGTCATCTCCGCGCAGAAGTCGCTCTTTGTTCTGAGCCACTTAAGTGCCGAGTGATCACCAAGGGTGAGGCTTTACCGTATTTCGTTGCGCAAACTTTCCAGAAGCAGATGTGGAAAGCTCTTCAAGAGGTTCCAGCTTTTCAGCTGACCTCCACGCCGGTAGATGCAAGCATGCTTTACGGCTTAGAGCTCAAGACATCTGATTTAGACCTACCCTTTAACCAGTGGGTCTCGGGAGATTATTCCGCAGCAACCGATGGACTGTCACTTGACGTGAATCAGTCATGTCTTTCAGCAATGCTCGATCTTTTCCAGGCAACGCCTGAAGAGAGTGAGATATGCCGAAAGGTCCTAGGTTGCCACAAGGTATCTTATCCCAAGAAACACGTGGATAGGGCAAATGGAAATCTGGATCCCTTCTTGATGCAGAATGGTCAGCTCATGGGCTCAGTTCTGAGCTTCCCGGTTCTTTGTGTGATTAACCTGACAGCATATTGGTGTGCACTGGAAGAGTACACTGGCCGTCGGTTCACCAAGGAACAATTACCCTGTCTGGTTAACGGTGACGATATCTTGTTTAAGTCCAACGCGGACTTTTACGAGGTTTGGAAAAAGTGGATTTCCAAGGTAGGTTTCACCCTGTCCTTGGGAAAGAACTACATTTCTCCGAACTTTCTCACCGTGAACTCAGAAAGCTGGCTCCATCGAGGAGGAAGCACTTTTAAGAAGCTTCCGTTCCTCAATTGTGGTTTACTTTTGCAAGAGGCCGACGGCCCATGCAAGGTTCCACTTAGGATGGAGACGGCTGAAAGACCTTTGATCCCAAAACTTCAGTGGATCCTTGATAACTGTAACAATCCCGTGAGGGCCTTCGATCGTATAAAACACCATTGGAGGCGCAGTATCAAGATTCACACACAAGAGGGCTTCTACAATTTGTGTAGCCCAATTGAGTTAGGGGGTCTAGGTCTCAGGGTACCCGAACAGTGTCGTGAAAATTTCCATTTTACGGCAATACAACAACTGATCGCGGGAAGTGCCCTCAAAGCTTTTAAAGACTTAGAGGGTCAAGAGGTCAAGTCGCTACCACGGAATCCGTTGCAGCGAATTTCTATTATGACAAATAGACCTCATCAGCACTCAGCGCCGACTTCTGTTGACCGAGCCGGAAGGCTCGTCCTACGTCATTCTTTAGAGCCTTTAAGGAGCGATAACGAGATACGTCTTAAGGATCCACGTGCGAGCCTTCGAGTGGCCCACGAACTTCATCCGGTTCAAATCCCTAGTGAACATTCTTTGCCGGAATATTCTTTGAGACACATTTCGTTTAAGAGGATTGCCAAAGCCTTCCGATTGGAAGCAAAAGTCACTTCACCTCTCACATTTGATTTGGAGGTACGCAAGCAATTAACCAACTGGGGGCCAACTGATGACGCATCCCCACCTGGCCTTGGACGGCCGGGGAATATTGCAGAAATGGCTACGGAAACATCATTTCGTCCGTATTATCCATCTCAGCGTATGAGAAGGTGGTGACTGATGGTCACTTTCGGTGGCCATCTCGGCTCAAATAGTGCTTTTCTTATCCTTTGGTTCGTTAAGCACCATAATCCTCTGTTGTTTGTTTTCTCGCCATGGCAGGGAGAATCGGTGTCCGCCGCAAGATTGTCAAGCGGAAAAGGCAGCCGCCCAAAGAAGGTCGTCGAAGCCAGGCCGATAAGGTTCTGGCTCAGGGAGTCGGGAAGACTGTGTCTAAGGCTTTCGGTGGCACGAAGGGGTATGGGCTTGAGTGCTGGGATGCTTTTCATCCTTGTCACTTGCCCCTCCCACGCGCCGTTGGTCCTTACACTGTTGTCCGGACAACCTCATTGATGACCTCCTCCGACAAGGTGAATATCTTCGGAGCTTTCCAGTACCGTCCACCTGGGTCCGCTGAGGACATGTGGGCTACAACTGTCTGCTTGAGTTCTGTTAATAATACAGCACCCATCAACGGTACTAATAATACGTTCGCGAAGTCTGTTCCCTTGCCTGGGGCTGGCACGACTGGGTCTGGTCTGACCGCAGTGCCTTCGGCAATTTCCGTTCAAGTGATGAACGCGAACCCGTTGCAGGTTACACAAGGTATCTGCGCGGGAGCGGTCTCCATGACTCAACTCAACCTCAAAGGTCGGATTGAGACGTGGAATGACTTCTCCTCCGAGTTCATCTCTTATATGCGTCCAAGGTTAATGTCAGCAGGAAAACTGGCATTGAGGGGAGTTCAATTGGACTCTTACCCCTTGAATATGAGCGCATGTTCGGAATTTCGCCCGGTAATTGATCCTCCTCCAGGGGCCTTTGCTTGGTCCCTGGGCAGCGCCTTTTCTCCGATGGGCTGGGCTCCCCTTGTCTTTATCAACTCGTCAGACAGTCCCCTTGAATTGAAATTCTTGGTGACAGTTGAATGGCGTGTTCGGTTCGACATGGGTAATCCGGCCGTTTCCACGCACCAGAACCATGGGGTCACTTCAGACTCCAAATGGTCAAACATGATCGATTCCGCCGTTGGGCGTGGTCATGGTGTCTTGGACATCGTCGAGAAGGTCGCTAACACTGGGGCCGCTGTCCTTGGTGCTGCTAACGCAGCTCGTGGACTAGCTGGCCTCGCTGCCATGGCCTGAGAACTGGGCGTTAGCCCAAAACAAAAAACAATAAATATCGCTCTCTGCTAGTCAGCCAAATGTTTATTTTCTTGCCCTCCGAAGCTTCGCAATGGTGTGATAACGGACTTGACAATTCGCCAAATTATAGTGCCAGACAAAGCATGATGCTGTAAGAATCTGGACGGCCTGGTCAAGACGGTTGATCACTTGAGCTTAGTGAACGAGCGCGAGAGAGTGGACAGAGCCTTTCGTCTCATCGGCTGCCACGCAGCAGGTTAGCTACGGCTACCACCCCTTCCTTGTCGAAGGCCTTCTCTCTCGTAGAGTCAATAGGTGGTTTCTCCTCGAGCAGTA